TATTATTAATAGGAAAGAATTATGAATAACTGCAGCAATTTATTACCAACTTTCTCTGAATACAATGCTTTCTGCGACCAGATCGATCATGTAAGATCGTGTCTTAATTATAATAACCATGTTGTACCTATAGAGACGGTTCTTTCAGATACTGAAGTTTATTTAAAGCTACTCAGGAAAATTAATGTACGTTTTAAAATGTATCAAGATTCCCCTTGCATGAAACTCGTACTCAGAGAAGACTCTCTTGCAGTAAATAGTGCAATTGTTAACTTCACTACTGTAGTAGATATAGGAGAGACTTACGGCGGAAATCTTAAGTTTTCAGATTTGCCGCCGTCTCTACTGAATGCCTTTTTAGATAATTTTAATCAAGGGATAGAAACTTTAGAATGTTTCTTTGATAGAAATTGCAGCAAGTCTCACCCTCTGTATCCTCTAAATTATATGTACCCTGAGATGCAGCCTTTACAGGGAATTCATAATGATGACATCTTAGAATTCTTTATAACCAATAAGTTATACCCTCAAATGCTGATAGCATTACACCAGCATAAAGCTTTTCAATATCTTGAAGAGAACCCTGAAGGTAAATTGCCAGCTGAACTAGTTGCCTCTTTAGAACATTTCACTGAAAGAATCTTGTCAATAGATTTGTGCTACGATGAATTGACTGGAGAGTCTAGTACAGCTAACGGCAGGGTTAAAGTTTTTAATGATATGATCACTTACATTAAAGGGTGTTATTGGAATATTAAGTTTCGTGATACTCCTAAGGAAAATTTGGATATGGCAACGGAACGTGTCGTAAATTACACTGGCCGTAGGATTAAAGAGAACATCATCAGGCTATTTAAATGGCATAGTATCGAGGAAGTCGTATGGGCTTATTTAACGAAAGAGTGGCCACCAGGCCCGAAGTCATAAGAATTGTAGATAACAGTAGAAAACTTTTAACACAGATACAGTTCTCAAAAAATGAAGATGTTATAGAGTATAGTACGGCAGAGAGTGCTTTAGAAGCAATAATCGCTGTAATAAACTGTGAGTCTCTTACAAGTATATCTAGTAATATTCTTACTAAAGAAACAAAAGATCAGTTACTGGGGCTATTGAATACTGCGGGAAGACTAGCCTCTGGTAATCTAGACTCTAATGATATTTGTATGCTGGCCTCAATATCCCCTCTAGTATCTCTAGAACCTTTCTTAGATAATCTAGATGATACAATAGAATATTTCATTCCACCGCTGCAGGCTGTTATAGAAGAAATTTTATCTATAGTGGATATGTTAATTAACTATACTGATGAGGAATACTCTAGTATAGATCTAGATAACATGGATTATGAAAACAAAGAAAACGAAGAAAAGGAATATGATTATGATGAATGAAGAGACCCAAAAAAACGATGTAGACCAAGAATTACAAAACTTCCAGAATAGTATCTCTGATGTCAGAACGCAAGTGATGGCTGCTTTACCTAATAGCTTTTTTACTGCTAATGTAAAACTTTATAAGAATGGAGCTCTTGATAGCTCAATCAAGATTACGAACCCAACACTCGATGGTTCACATGAACTGCTCTCATCCAGTTTCAGATCTTTGCTAACTGCAAACAATTTTGTAGCTAAATATCTTAAAGATAATTTGGAGGAATTAGCTAACTGTGAAAAGATGTTATTGATTACTCCCGGAAAAGAAATACCCCTGGAAGACATCAATGAATTCGAAAAGTATATAGCAGAAGGAAAGGATACTGCGGAAATAGAGATCGTAGAGCATACAGACCCTACTGAAGTAATGGAACTTGTAAAGAGAGAGTTGTTTGAAGGTGTAAAGAGAGCTTATAATAGTGAGAGCCTTCTTACCTTAATCACTCTTTTTAGTAATCTATCTTTGTTCCTGGAAGATGATGAAAGTGGTATAAAAGAAGAGATCATCGAACTATTACGCTCAACAAATGGAACCAACTTAACCTCTAGAGAAGTTCTTGAACAGTTCGGATTTGTCGAAAGTGAAGAAGCTCCTCAAGAAGATGACGAACCTCAAGAGGAGACAATGGAACAGAATGTTGACACGTTATGATTATACCAGAAGAAAAAAGAGCTAGTTTCATATCGCTATTATATGAAGTTAATCAGACTTTCAAAAAGTACTGTAAAACCTTTTATGACTTCAGAAAAGGCATAGTCTATTTAGAATCCCTATCAGGCGCCGATTATACTACTATATTTCTAAAAAGTTCTGAGGATATAGTAGGTAAAGGTAAGAAACTAAAACAGTTTAGAGAAGTCATAGATGAACTCAAGAATTTGGAATTCAGTCTAAACGGTGTAGAGTTTTATAGGTTTATAAACTCTGAAGGTAAGACTGCTGACTTCAAAGAAATCAGCATAACCTCAGATGGAACCTTTTCAATCTCTACAGAATTCAACTCTTATAAAATAAAAAGAACTAAGATAATTCATCCTAAAGATACATTAGGGCTATCACCTACCTGTACGGTGGACTTGGAATTTTGTCGAGATTTATACCATTTTAAGCCTAACGATAAAAACTTCAAAGTGTTAGATTCTAATAGTGTAATATTCGAACTAGCCCCCGGATCTTCTGTAATTATCCCCACACATATCATGCTATTAGGAAAGAAGACAGAAGATAATATAATGGATGATACCTTGTTCTCTCTGTATTGGACCGATCATATGAAAGGTCTAATTTCAATCTATATCAGCTACGAGTTCCCACTATTCTCCGCTGTCACTCATATACCAAGACTAGCAGCCGGCATGAATAACTTAATGGGTACTTAAGCTGTTTAAAGCTAATATTGATAACGTCAATATTAGCTTTTTTCTTTTTTTATTTATTTGTAACATTCTATTATAATATGAAAGAAAAGTTGGTAACTCCTATGGCAGATTTTTCCAAAGAAATCGAAAATATAAAGAAAACTATAGTACCCTCCATAGATGGAAAAGTTTCTAAACTCGAAAATGATCCAGATGTCAATAATCTAACTACATCTTTAGACAGAATCACTAGTACATATGGAAACAGTAATAGTAACGTCTTAGAACTTTCAGCTGCTATCGAAGGTAACTCTAGAGATAGTAGGGTAGAGAAGACTAAGAAAAAAATGTTAAACCTGAGTAAGTTGATAGACAGTAACCAAATTGTTACAGTTAACGAACTACTATACTCTGAGAGTAGTAGATTGCGGCTATATGAAAATTACGCTGCAATCAATAATACTATCGCACAACTACCTGAAGCTATACAAACTTATGTAGACAATATTATCTCTCCTGACGATTTCTCTAAACAATCTATAAACGTTGTATATGATACAGATGACGGAGGAATAAAGGGCAGTGCTCATCAAGAACTACTGACCTTAATTCGCAATAAATGTGATAAACTTAAAAAGTTGTATAACGTTGAAACTAGAATCACCAAATATCTTACAGAGTCTCTGACCTATGGAGATCACTTCGTAGCAGTTTTAAAATTGTCCGATCAGATAAGGGAACATTTACTCAGTGAAGAAATGATGTCGGATATTAGTAAAGGTGGGCTGGTCAGTCTAGAAGAACATTCTAGGATACACGAGTATAGTCTACTAGATGAACATAATCTAGATATCAGCGATATTGAAGCTGCTGAATTGAAAAGTATTGTTCTGGCTGAGATAGAAGATAGTTTAAATGATTTGAAGTTTCATTCAGAAGATAGTGATCCCAATACCAGAGCTAAGTTTAAAGAATTAAATAGACTAAAGACTCTAGTAACCGAAGATTCTATAAAGAAAGAAATAGCTGAAATGGTAAATAATAATGTTATCTTTAGAAAAGATACCACTGCAGCTATCCTATCAGAGAATAACGAGTATAGTAAGGAATATCTGTCTAAAAATAAAGAATATTTTAAAATAGCTGACGAGATCCTCTCTCCTAAACACGCTAAAGGTACAAAGTCTTCTAGGGATAAAGCTGACGATGAACTAGACAATATTACAGGGTCTATAATTAAAGAACTCGACAAAAACCGAACTATAAAGTTATGGGCAGATGGATTTTGTTATGGATATTATTATATAGACGTTTCGCATAATGACACTCTGGCAGAGTTTGGAATTAGAGCGGGTAATAAAGATAGCCTAGCTATACTAGGAAACAGTAATGTAATAAACCAAGAGCGCTTACTTAGATCTAAAGAAGAATTCATATACAGTATATTAGTTAGAAACATAGCGAAAAAACTAAACAAAACATCTATTCTTAAGAATCTGGAATTTAAGAAAACTATATATCATATCCTTAGACAGAATTACATCTTTCAGAAAAAAATTCAGATCCTGTACTTTTCCGATGATGAAGTAGTGCACTTTATGCCTAACTCAGAAGAAAGTGAGTATGGTACTTCTGTATATAAAGATATCTTATTTACAGCTAAAATATATATTGCAGTTCTCACCAGTACTCTGATGATAAAAATAGTTAGATCTCCTGACAAAAGAATTTGGTATATAGATATTGGAATGGATAGAGATCAAGAAGAAGTCATTAACAATACTATGAACGATATCAAAGGCCGTGACATACGTATGAACGATTTCGATGATATTGGGAAGGTAATGAGACATATGGGCAACTTTGATGACGTCTGGATTCCAACTTTTAATGGTGAAAAGCCTTTAGAAGTAGATAACTTAGAGGGTCAGAGTGCTGAAGTTGAAAATGATTTTCTTAATTACTTGAAAAAGACTTTTGTAACAGGTATGGGAGTTCCTAGCCCTTATATGAATGACACTGATGATATAGAACTAGCTAGAATGATTTCCATGATCAATGGCAAATTTGTTAGGAGAACTATAACTAAACAGAACTATTATACGGGATCTACTAGTAAGTTTATAAGACTTCTGTTCTCTAATGAATATGGCCTGGAGTTTTCTCCTGAGATTAGAAAAGATAAGAAGAGTGGTAATACAAGGAACGATATATTTAAAGATGCGTCTTTTGATATAAATAGACTTATAGTTAAGTTTCCTATCCCTAGTGCCTTAAGTTATAGCACTGTGAATGAACAAATATCAGGTGCCAAAGAAATCATAGAGTTCGTCACTGACATACTTACAGATGAAGATGAGAATAATGATGGTAACTTCATGAAGATATTCAAGAAGAATGTAGCTAAATCTCTCATTCCTAGTATAGAGTGGGAAAAGTACGAAGAGATTAAGAAGAACTCCCTGCAAGAAAAAACTTTGAAACTAATAAAGAACGATGGAGAAGAGACTGCGGTTGACAGTAATGATGACTCCTACGGATCCGGTGGTGGAGACGAATTTGGTGGTGGAGACGAATTTGGTGGTGGAGATGAACTTGGGGGTGGAGATGAATCCCCTGGGGATGTCCTAGATAGAACTGGAAGCCCTGAAGAAAAAGATTACACTATTCAAGAACCTCAGAATGAAAGCGAATTCAATGTCGCAAAGAAAAGTATCCAGAAAGGATCTGATGAAGATAAAGAATTATCCTCAATAGAACAGATGGAACGAAATATATAAAATACTCAACCTAACAAAAATAAGGTCATATCCAAACGGATATGACCTTATATATTTAGTTTAGCTTTCTAGACTATAAATACCGGCGTTCTGAATGTCTCCCATTGAAGGAGTCATTTCTTGAGAACCAGGTATATTAGTAACTCTCCAGAAAATAGAGTTCGGTTCTTCGCTCATGGCAAGTTCCATAGCAAAGTTATCAATGAGTGTTCCATTAATAACGTTAACTGCGAAAGGAATATCGAAGTTATCCGCTATATCATGAGAACCAGCAGAGTAATTGAAGTGGCTCAAGGGGATCTTTTTAGGAAACATACCAGTAAAATAAGCAGCATATTCTACAGACTTCCTACGAGTTTCAGGATTACTGGAACCAATGGAAGGGTTGGTGTTAATGTAGATAGCTTCTATACCGTAATGTTTTTTCCCATATTCAGAAAGTCCATACAACCCAGTCTCAGGATCTCTAATTGAAGTCACCCATTTCTGGAATAAACGTCTATAGACGTTTCCAGTACGTTCTTGCCACTTACAAGTAATTTCGTATATATTCTTATCAATCTCAGTAGGGTAGTGATGCTCGTTAGTGGTGAACCCACCTTGAATGTTAGCAGTACCGAGATCAAGATCATTAAGACCATTTAATTCCTTCAACGAAACTTCTAACAGATTTTTCATCTCAGGGGTTATAATTTCACGCAGCGCAGTAGGGATATGTGTGATGATAAGGAAGCCGTAACCTCCAATATAAGGATCAGCAGTTACTTCGCTTCTCCCAAGACCACCCAAAAAGAAACCTTTCTTTCCAGCTGCGGTTTCTATACTATTATCTTTAATCAATGTTAAATCTATCATTTTTTATTCCTCACTTATGCCACAGTAAAACTAAGAACTATAGAATAAATAAAACCATAGAAAGTGACAGCTACGTTTACACGAGCGATCTTCTGGATCTTATCATATTCACTTTGTTTAACGTCTACCGTGATCGCAGAAATTGCATAGTTATTCTCAATCTGGAAGGCGTCACAATGGTCGGTTAGTAATTGCTTGAACTCTTCTACTTTCTCAGGTTTATTACGAGAGAACTGGAAGTCCTCAGTGTCTGATTGCAGAATACGGATCAATCTATTTATCAGAAGGACGTTAGGAAGTTCACTCAGTGCATCTTCCTTCTTCTGAGACGTAGAGTGAGACATGAATCTTGCTCCGTCAAAATCTTCTACAATGTAGTTAATCTTATTCTTGAACAGCATTTTGAGAATTTCAGGAGTGGCTGGAGTGTAATCTAGAGTACGAGATTTATAACCTTCGATTTTTCCAAATGTCTTACCAGCTAGAGCTCTTCCTAAACCTTCAGGATGACGGAAGTTTCTTAATATTACTGCAGATAAGAAATGGGGAGAGGTGACTCTAATGTCCTTTCTTCCAAATCTGTCAGAGATCATCATAGACTGCCCATATAGGGAAATACGATGATCATCGATATTCTTACCGACAAAGTAATCTTTCACCTGTTCAGGGGTAAAATTACTGTTAGTGGCATCTAGTACTATTGCAATATTCTTTCTAGATTCGTTGTTCACTAGAGTTCTCATTGCAGCTTTAACAGGAGTACTATAATTACCGTCTAGTACTATGTCGATAGGGAACTGTTTGGCATCATAAATATCGGTAGTCGAAAGACCGCTAAATGCACCCACATAGAGGCTATTTACCATTTCATAGAAAGCATTGTCATAAACCGAACTACCTAAACTACCTAAACTACCGTTTGAAAGTTTTACAGACCTAGAATCATTGACTTCAAACTCAGAAACTGAGAGATGTTCAGTGGTGACAACCATTTCAGTAGTTTTGTTGATACCTATCTTGGCTTGTAGTGCAGCTAATGGACCAGAGTACATTGCATCACCAATAGAGGATTCTAAACCCGAAATGAAGTCTATATTTCCTGCATTGAGGGTATTTTCAGTGTCTCCTAGCTTCTCACTAATAGCTTTCACTAGATTTTCTATGGCTACTTCACTATAATAAATATTGAAGTTACTGAGGAATCTTTCTAATATAATGCCGATGAATAAGGAGTTCCCGTTCTCGTCAATCGCATCAGGACTGAAAGATACTACAAAACTATCACCGGTATACTGCTTTTTACCATTGATTACCTGATAAGGGCTAACACTATACGTGAAGAAAGGGTATCTTTCAAGGTTATCTGCTATAGGTGTAGAGAAGTCGAAACCGAGATTATTATAATAATCCCCTCTGCCTTCTGCAGCAAAACCTAGAAAACAGTAAGATTTCGTATAATTTGGTGTTGTAGTAGCAAGAGCATTCTCATTGTTCTCTAAGTTCTCTATTAGAGTCTTGATATCTTCCGGTTTTTCTGCGTTATTCTTTGACACTACTAAAGGACTTACAACTGCTGAATCTGCTTCTGATACATTCAGAGCAAAAGAAAGAATTCCGTTACTCAATGTAGCTGCAGCCATATTTCTGACTACTGCAGTATCAGTACTCTCAACTGTTGCACTGACGGTATTATAACTTGTTGCGAATCCATCTAAGTTATCAAAAGTCTCAATATGATCAATATGCCCAACTAACTCTATTCCATTACTCGGTTTTAGAGCCTTTGATATAATATGAAATAGGATAGTTCCTTCATTATCTCCGAAAGGATCAGTACTATCATCACTTTCGATGACTAGCTTCACTGTATTACCTGGTATCAACAAGTGAGAATTTGTAGGGTTCGGTAAAGTAAGAATGAATCTTGGTCGAGTGATATCGGAATATTTAGCTAGAGGAGATGCATCGTCTGCTTCGGGATTAGAAACTATACTACTATCTATACCAATAGAAATTTCTTTATTGACTAAACCAAGTGGCAGATAACCTCCTCCTTCAGCAGCATTAATGGAAGAAGGACATACTCTAAGACAATGTACGGTACCACCTCTTTCCAAGATATTGATAATATCATAAGGGTGTTGACCGTGTTTTTTAAAAATAATTTTACTATTACCAAAATATTCTTCCAAGAAAAGATTGGGGTCGGTAAAGGTTACAATCTTATTATCTTTACCCTTTTCTGAGATGAATACCTTGAAAAAGTTGAAACCGCTCACCGTGCTAGTTGCAGTCTGAAAAACGGTAGGCACTGCTGCTAGTTCGGTTATAATTTTTGGGAAATCAACGAACATTATTACTCCTTTATACTTTCTAAACAAGTTAGTAAAACTTTATATTTATCGTTTAATATTTTGTTGATAAGACTAGATCAGTATTTGATAACTTTTTCTATAGGTGATAGAGCCTGTTCTTTATTCTCCCTAGTTCGTTTAATAGATAACGCAATTCCTTTATTTGGGTCTTCAAAGCTTAACGAAGCAAATGTAGAATTCAAATGAGGTAACATTTTGATAGGAGCATATGAGAACCCGGACATAGTCTTATCTAATCTATATGGAATATTTCTATCTTTTTTAGATCTACATAATTCTGATATAATAGACTCTAGTAATACTGAAGGAACTTTTAGATTTACTTTGTTCAACTCTAAGTTCTTCCTATAGATATTTATGATCTCTTCATATTTTATATTCTGTGGTAATTTACCATAATGTAAGAGATTTATAAAATTTAATGTATTCTGTACTGTATTCTGTACTGTACGAGTACTAGGGAGAAATACTTCGTCTTCATAAAAATGTAAGACGGTGTACATTTCCTCTATATTCCCTAATCTAAGTTTCTGTTTTTCTTTTTTGGCGGCATATATAGTTATAGTAGCTGGTAGTTTTAATGAATGCAGTGAGGATAATGTAACAGCCTCGGTATCGTTCTTATGAACGCTCATATAGAATATAGCTAAAGTCTCAATATTACTACCCACGTATTCAGCTATTCCTTCTTCAAAATAGGAATTAGGTATGTAAACCCTAAGATTAGGAGCTGCCACTTTTACTACACTATTTATAGTCTTGAAAATCTTTATCATCTCTCGTAAACCTTCCCTAGATATTTTAATTTGTTGTTAAAACTCTCCCAATGTATTTCTACATTGGGAGATAAGATTATACTAATTCGGTGCCGAATTTAATAAACTCAGCTATCATATCCTGATCTTCAATTATGATCTTCTTTGCAATAACCGTAATCAGGTAACCCACCGCTAGTAGGCTACGAGATTCCATGTACAGGCACCACCAACCTTTCACTTGATCCAAGTTAGGAATGTTATGAGATTCTAGTAAAGTAAAAAACTCTGCAGGATCTAGATATCTTATATTATCTTCTTCTAAGGAGGTTCTATAACTTTGATAAACTTCTTCTACAGCTTTTTCAGTTAATATAGTACTGTCAGCGATGAACAAGTCTTTCAGTTCTACGTCATCTTTTGTTTCTTTATAAAACTCTCTTAAGAAGTCTAAGTTATCAGACATATCTATCTGATCTACTAAAGATCTAATACGCCGAATGATGTTATGATTCTTGATATCAGTCTCATCTAACTCTTCTAGGGACTTCAGAAGGAATTCCTTTTGCTGATCTAGGTTTCCTACACTTTCAGTCTGCATTTTAGTTAGAATTTTTTCCCTAGTAGCTCTCTCAAAAGCCTCTAATTCCCTAAGTTCTTTCAGCATCATCTTTTTTCTTTCTTCTGGTGAGAGCTTTCTGAGGATCTTCTGGTCCTTACTCATACTATTCTTTTTTATATTAGCTGCTCTCTTTTTAGCTTTAGACTGTAACCTACGTTTCTCTTCTTTAGATTTCTTCATGTTCACTTCCCAATTCTTTATTAAATTTCTTTATCAGATTCACTTTTTGCGGACAATTCCATTTTCATGAAATTTTCCCCGATTAAACAAGCCAGATTACTACGTTGTTCTAAATTCCATAACGGAAGAAAGAAACTTTCGTTGAAATCAGAGTCTAGAACTATGCTCCCCGTTCTAAGCAGTTCCCTAATGTATATATAATTACTTTCTTCAGGGTCTTGTTCGAATATATGCTCTAGGACTTCTTGAGGAGTCAGATCTATACTCAAAAAATCTTTTAGTATTCTGGAGCAGAACTTGATAATTATAAAACTGGAGATATCTATGTCCTTTTTATTAGAGAAATACTCTAGGTCTTTTTTCTTAAGTTCATCTTTATAGCCATTCGCTATTTCTTTTTTATTCTTATAAAGGTAAGAAAAAAAGAAAGACTTCAAATTATTTTTATAGTCTACAAAGAAGAACTCATAGAACTGTTGTACCATATACTTCAATTCTTGTAAATCCAGATTAGTCTTATCTGATAACCTATTATAGGTGAAACCTAACTCTAATTTCATAAATTCAAAAATCTTCCAATATAGATCCATCTCTTGTCTCTCTATGGCTTCCAATTCTGCTACACCGGAGTCAGCATACTTAATCTTTAAGAATTTAAATTTTTCCTCTAGGTCATCCAGTATATTATTTAGTTTAAGAATTTCATTATTTCTGTTTATAAATTGCTCAGATAGAGTATCCAAGACCAATTTATCCGTAGCAATAAGGAACATGCCATTCCCCTCAGCCTCTCTATTTATTTCATAGTAGTCAGTTATTTCTTCAAACATCTACTGCTTCCTTTTATCTGTTAAAATTTCTTATTTTTGATATTAGCGAATTCTTCCCGTATTTATTTTCATGTTGGGCTTTTTCTATTTCTTTATTTATTTGTAAAATGTTTGCAGATATAGGAGATAACACACCCTGCATCTCCAGAACATTATGATATTTATATTGGTTGATCATCATCGCAGTTCCTGCTTTATTTCCTTCAGTATAGTTTTTAGTAAACCGCCGCCACGTGGTTCTAGTCTTGGCATACGCTACAAACATTCTAGCAAACAAAATGTCATCATGGAAACCCTTCCTATGTTCTATCTTTCCGTTACTTTTAATCTCTAAAGTCTTAATCTGTTCAAAAACTTCTTTACAGTTTATAACTTCAGGGTTATTTACTACAAAATCGTTAAGTAAATCCATGTATAAATCTCTAGAATCCTTACTAGTATTGACTCCGAACACTTTGGATTTTTTCTTCTTAACCTGGATAGCACTGACATCTACATCAGCCTTACCTGATTTTATATTACGATCCTCTTCTTTAATAGTATAAAAGATTCTAGACCTGAGAAAAGCGTATTTAGGATCTTCCATGATGGATTGTATGATAGCTAATCCATAACTGTTTCTTTCTATAATAAAGAAACAAAACGGCAACCATCTGCCTACTTTAGAAATTAGTACTTTGAGCTGTTCAGTAGAGATTTTATTATTGTAGAAATTTGCCACAGTTTTATCAGTCTTAGGGTGTACAACGTGTAAACAAGAAAAGTCTTGTCCTAATCCACCACTAACGTCAACTCCAACAGGGTATGGAACAGCGAAGTCTATCTCCTGATATATATCGAAACTATAGGATTTATCTATTTTAATTGTGTCTTTAGCAGGTAAAGCTAAGGAACTTAGACGTTCTAACTCTTCCTCCTCGAAAGGTGTATTATCTACAGCGAATGTCCATTCTAAATCCAGCTCTCTTTTCACTCTGACTCTATCTACGATCTGTCTACATTGATTCTCGTACCATTTTTCATCTTTACCTAATTCTTGCCAGGTAAATTTAATATAACATAAATCGTTGGTAGAGTTTTCATAGACATAATTGTATATTTCTTCCATAGGCATATCATACATCAGTTCACTGAACTTCACAGCATTAGATAACAAGTTATAGTAAAATTCCCCTTCCACACAGTCTAAAAAGTTAGGTGTGGAAGTTAGAGCAGTACCATAAGGTACCCTATTTCTTTTGGCTGCTTCGCTAGCTTTATCCCGGATAGGGCCTGAGATAGAGTATATGATATTTATGAATTTTATGAAGGCTGCTTCGTCAAACCATATCTTAGAAGAAGTTAATCCACGACCAGCCTTGTCAGCACTAACTGCATCATTACAAGTTGGCACCATTCTTAATGTATTTCTGCTGATACCTGAACGAATTCCGGTTTTGTTATCTACGTCATCTTTATCATTGAACCGCATATATTCCGGTTGTAGAGCTTTTGCATCTTTGTATCTTCTTATGTTCTCTTGAGCGTCAGCATTAGACTTGTTCATGGTAAGAAGGTTTAAGTTCTGACCGCTAAAATTATAAGTCCAATCGTAATTAGCTAAAATTCCCCATGTCTTCTTTTCTGTTTGTAACTCGTTAAGTTACTCTCTTATCACTAAGAGTGTCGGACTATATCATCTTCCTTGTAAAAGGAAGCCTCCTGTTTCGAACTTACTTAAGTCCTACTCTACTCGATTTATAATAATTCTCTTCATTGATTATTGTATTGCATATGAATAGAAGATTATATCTTTCGATAGTCTCTGAACGTTCTCTCTTCACTAATATATCTTCATTGGTTAATTTTTTCGACATTTTTACCTCACATCGTTTAATAGTCAAATGTTGGTAAAAGTCGGTGAATAGAGCTTCGCTGCTGATTGTCTAAATTTAGATTTCCAGCAATTAAGGAGGTTTACACTATAATATTACTATTATAGGGGGCAAGACGTTTGTTTACCCGTTTGTCTAGGAAGTTCTAGAATAAAGCTGATATTGAGATGGGATAGGAATAGTTGTGCTAAATTACCTTTATGTAATTGAAAAGAGATATAACCACCCGCCTCTGGTATACGGTAGATCTCTCGATAGAAATACCAGGGGTTTATACTTACTTCTCTAAGTATCCTAGCTTTTAATTCGTCAGAATCCACTTTGTAAGGATTCACTGTCATCAATTCTTTGTCGTATAATCTTAAAAAGAACTTATTATTCTTTTTACCTCTACTCTTTAAATATTTATACATAGATAAGAAACTAACATTCTTAGTGGTGTATTGTACTAAGGTCGGATCCATATCTACAGAGAAGATATCTTGTACAATTTTTTCAGTATCTGCCATATTGTCACCGTTGATATACCTATTATTTCATTAAAGGTATGTTGAAGGCCCGCTCTCTAATAAAAATGGAAAGTTCCGAAGAACTTTCCATATATTAGACTATATTTATATCAGTATTTCTTAGCTTCAGCACTCTTCTTGGGAGAGAAGGATCTATGAAACTTTTCAATAAGTATTTTGGGTCTCTTCTATTGAGGAATAGGATGAACTTTCTTGTTTTTTGCAATGCACTTATAGCGTCTTCTTTAAAACCATATCTGACAGCAAGACTATCAGCGGAGACCTCCCATCCTTCATTGAAATCATCATTAACTCTCCTATTAATAATTTTATCAAAGATGGGTGTATTAGTTTTAAAAGCTTTATTTAGTTCTAATCTTAATTTATTCAATGTATAATCATTGACCTTCAGTAAAGTTAGAGCAGTTATCTGTCTATAAGTTAAAAAGTGTCCAATCTCATGTAGATAGATAGCAGTAATTTCCCTAGCTGTGTATTCTACTCTAGGGTTCTTGAATAGTGCTATATTTAAAAATATATTGAGTTCAAACTGCTTAAGCTCTTCAGTCGTCAGTAGCGGAGTTTTCATATAAACGTCAGCTTCACTCTTATACATTCCATTTTTAATATTAGTTAGTTCTTCTGCCCATATCTTATCGAAGGAAGCTGCATTAGTTTCATATCTTACATAAGCAAAACTAAATCTACCACTCTCAGTACTACCAATTACTAATTTACTATTCTTATTCCTCATTAGTTTTTTATTTATTTTATTGAGGTTTAGGAAAGCTTTTAAAGTGTCTTCATTATCTAGAATCAATTTAAGATTTCCTGCTGTGTCCATAGTTGTTGAATGATTTAACAAAAAATCTTTAATTTCCCCTATATTTACTATAAACTCGGTTTCTACGCTTTTCCACCTATTATCCATTTCCTGCACTACAGTGTCTATAGCTTCATCTAAAGAATACGGGATGTTATCTACGAAATTTGCGGCTACACTACTCCAGGTACTATCAAAATCTTCTGTCAATGTTTCTTCTTCTTTTAAAGTATAAAACCTGATAGGATATTTACCGCCATTACATTTTTTACTAGCTTCTCGAATATCATCTACTAATTTTCTGTCTGTTATAGGTAATATCTCTTTCTTTTCATAATCTATGTATTCTTGAGGGTCTATAATAAGTTCGGGAGTTCTTATCCATCTTAAGAGATTCTTATACTTATTTCTAAAAGCTAGTAATAATACAGTATTAAAACCTTTTCTTCTATATTTAGATAAGAGTTGTACTAGAGCTTCTTCTTCTGTAAAGCTGTCCATACTAGTGGCTAACTTCTCTAAATCTTCTTTGATATTAACGTTCTTTAGAGATTTACCCCTGTCTTCATCATAATATTTATAGTTTTTGTGGAAATCTTCCATTAAAGTTGTCATATTTTGACCTCTATATAAAAAACTTCCCTGAACCAAAATAGATTCAGGGAAGTTTATTTATGTTCTTTTAGGAGGGAAGTGGTTTACAGGATAGGAGTAGCTTCTCCACCAGCACTGATAGTTT